CACGTGGTCAAGCTTTATTTATGCTTGATCTTCCACATTTGGACTCTCTTTTATTAGAGGGTCTCGAAAGTGGACGTCTTATGTCCAAAGGACCACTATCTAAGTGTGTCTCTAAGGAAGTTAGAGTGCCGAGATTGTTCTCAGGACTCTGGCTACGTGTGTTTGATAAGCAAGCATGTTTGCGTCAGGATGCCGACCCGACTAGCATATTCTTTCTTAGACAGCTTTGCTGTTTGGGGAAGAAGCTAGAAGTGGAGTGCTCTTATGACCGTATACAAACGGTTTTGGAGAACTACCATGTGGTCGAACGGAACATCAGAAACCCCTCGTTATGTTGGGGCAATGATGAACTGGATCCCGATGATCGCCTCAGGAGCTGTCACTTTGTACAAGCTCTTGATGGCCCTGCCTACGACCCCAATCAGTTCCAATTCCCCTTCGAAAGAGAGGGAAGCGGTTCCGATGCAAGGTCAAAGGCCAGTGATCGAGATCTCCTCACACGACTTCAGCAAGTTGCTGATATCGTGTGCGGTACCTTTGACTTCTTTGATCCTCATCAACGTTCTGTTGATTTGGAATCTGAAGGCAAAGGTCTCGGATTCAAACATGGACCTGGGGCAGTTTCCGAACGGATGAAGAATTGGGAGAAATCCCAGTTCCGATTCTGGTCGGATAAGCTTGAAACACTCTTTCCTTTCGCCTTCTGTGGTAAAACCATAGGAGACGATCGGGATCGTCCTATTAACCATGAATTGGCTAGTAGGCTGATTTGTGTTCCTAAGACCTATAAAGGTCCTAGGCTCATTGCTGCTGAGCCAGCATCACATCAGTGGTGTCAGCAAAGCATTTTGAGTTTCATGAGTGATCAATTTAGACGCCATTTTCATGGTTTCTTTATTGATCTTCATGATCAACGCAAGTCAAACGATCTTGTGTTGCAGGCTTCACGAGATAGGTCTTTGGCGACTGTCGATTTGTCAGACGCTAGTGACCGTCTTTCGTGTTGGACCGTGGAACGTGCACTGAGGGGACATCCCTCTCTTTTGCACCATCTGCACGCCGCGCGAACGAGGCTCCTTAGAGATGATTTATCTAAGGAACCTAGCTTCTTGAGACTCAAGAAGTTTGCCTCGCAGGGAACTGCTACGACG